CAACTTTTGAAATGGTTGCTAAGGCTCCGCCTTTTCCACCACCAAGTAAACCGCCGAGTAGATTAAGCACTATGCTGCTCCGCCTGTCATCCAGCTAATTACCCAGAGAACAACGATAGCTACAATAGCGGCTTTTATCCAGTCCTTCATTTTCCAGTCCGACCATTCTTTGATATGGTCCCATAGGTCTTTCAGTAGATTCATACTACCTCCTTTTTAAAAAAAGAATTATACTATTTTACGCCTTTGAAAGCTACCTTTTTAATTTGAGCATTACTTGTCTGCCCTTGTGGTCCACTTCCTTTGTTTTGTTTTACAACAAAAGGAGAAATACTTACTTCAGCAGTTGAAGCTGTGCCTCTGTTTGGAAAAGGATTTTTTTGAGGAACTTCCGTCATTTTTGCATTTTTAAATTTCATTAATACCCTCTCTTTGCTATACCAAAACCTCTTTTGGCAATTCTTGTTCTAGATGGTTTCTTTTTAACAATACCACCTTTTTTCATTTTAATTACACCTTTACCCATTAAAATATCTTTTTGAGTAACTTTACCATCACCTGATAGATCAGGAAAACCACCTTTTGCTAGTTCTACAATTTTAACATCTTTGTCACTTTTTACACCTTTACCTGCATCACCTGGGTTAGCTGGTTTATTTTTTACTTCTCCTTTTTTTGTNAACTTCACGCCTGTTGTAGAAGCACCTGCATCACCTGGGTTAGCTGGTTTATTTTTTACTTTTCCTTTTTCTTCAAATGTGTTTTTTAAAAGTTCTAGTTCTTTTCTATTTATATTACCTGGAAGTTTTTCAGTAACTACTTCACCATCTCTATTGGTGTAAACTAATGTATATCCATCCCCGATTTTCTTAACTTTTACATCGTCTGCTTTTTTAGCTTCTTTTGATATATTAACTTTTGTTGAATCTAATGACATGATTAATAACCTCTCTTTGCAATACCAAAACCTCTTTTGGCAATTCTTGTTTTAGATGATTTCTTTTTAACGATACCACCCTTTGCTAGTTTTACAATTCCACCATCTTTTGACTTTTTAACAGTGTTTGCTTGAGCCTCAACTCTTTCTTTACCTGTCATACCAATTCTACCTTTTTTTTCGGTATCTGCATAAATTTTTTCAAATTGATCTTCAAGTTTTTTGATTTTTTGTTCATCAGTCCCTGAGAAACTCATGGTTTCTAATAATTTTGCAAATTTTGCTAATTTAGGACTTTCTGTTTCAAGTTTTTCAGCTCTTTTTTTAAGAGTTTTAAAACGATTTTCGACAAAAGCTTCTTTTGCTCTATCTTTTTCTAATTTAGTTTCAAATTGTTCTTTTGACATGGCTAATGTATAGTAGGTTTTAACAGATTTATCAAGTCTCTTGTGTTATGATCCATAATTTGATCATATTCTTGCTCACTTAAATTATTATGATACAACATTTTAGCTACAGCCATCATGGACCCCGCTAAAAGTATCTGATCTTCTTGACTTTTTGTATTTTGATCACAAAAAGACACTAAATGATTAAAAAATTCCTGTAAACGTTCCGTTGCAGTCATCATAATCTCAATATTAGACTTAATAATCACTTTTACAACTTACTTTTTACGTTTTTTAGAAATTCCTGCTTGATTAAGTGCTATTGCAATAGCTTGTTTACGTGATTTTACCTTTTTTTTAGATTTTCCTATGTTTAATTTTTTATCTTTAAACTCTTTCATTACTTTTGATACTTTTTTAGTCGCTGAACCACCTTTTTTAAACCCTTGAAGTGATACATACTGAGAAGGTTGCACTCCTGCCTTAATTAATTTTGCTATTCTTTTTGGATCAATGGATTGACCTCTATTTTGAAGTTGTCTTCGAAGTCTTCTTATCTCTGCTGCTGATAATCCTTTAACCATTAGCTGCCTCTTTGCTTTGCTAAGTTTACATTTGCTCGTAGTTGAGCAATATCTTCTTGAGATTGTATTTTTTCTCTTGCAATATTTTCTTGTTCACTAATTTTTTCTTTATCTAACTCTAAACGTTGTTGATCATCCATAGCTCGTCGTTGAATTTCTGCCTCTTGAATGTCTAAATCACGTTTTTTAAGTTCTAATAATGGATCTGCTTGATTCGCTTCTAAATATTCTTGCTCTTCTGCTACCATTTCTTCAGTGTTTTTTGCCACCAAAGCAGAAATTTCTTTTTCATTTTGCATTTGAAATGTTTGCATTAATTCTGGTGGCAATTGTCCGCCAAATTTCATTGCTTGTTCTTGAATAAGTGGTGCATTCTTTGCTTCAATTTCCTCTCTCGCTTCTTGTGAAATATGATCAGATACATGACTTTGTAAAATTAATAATATTTGAGGATTATTTCTTACTAAGAAAGAAGACATAAAGGCACGATGAGCATTGATATGTTCCCTGTGATCTTGACCTGGGAAAACTTGGAAGGGAGTTCCGCGTAAAGCGAATGAATTTTCTTTTCCTGGGTCAAGAGGGACAGGAGGTTGTGGAGGCGGGAGGATTGAATCTATACCATCCACACCCAAGGCCATATACATTCTTCTGTATGCTTCGTAAATATTATGAATATCTGGATTACTTTGTGCTAATTGTAATTGTGTTTGTGCCAACGATATACGTTGCGTCATAGAAAAAATATTTGGATCACTTACAGGAATTACATCAACACGATCATCAAAGTCTGCTAATTTAATTTGTCTATCTCCACCACGAACTGAGTATGGATAACTAGGTGGCAAGTATTCTGAAAATACTCTAGCTAATATTTTAAACTCGATATGTTGTGCGTAATGCAATCTTTTATGTATACTTGACATGACCCGTGAACCACGTTCCAATAATGCCATTGTTGTACCCACTGGATTGGCTTGCGAACCATCACCAATTTTTTGATCTGCAATAGAAGCGAACTCTCTACCACTTTGTACGACAAATCCTAATAGTTGAAATAATGTTTGATCAGGACCCTTGTATGGTAGTGGCATTAAGCCATCACGAATGGCACCGCCTGGTGCGTCTACGTCTCTAAATTCACCTGGCTGTATTGGATTATCATCATCCCTGATTCGAAGACCACGGGCCTTGAATCCTGCTGGTAAGTTTGACAATGTTCCCGCATCAATAAGTTGACGGAGCGCAGAGGTAGCCGTTCTTGATAAACCCCCGAGCATATGTATAAGCCCAAAGCCATAAAAACCAAGACCAGGTAAAAACTTAAAGTGTACGAAGTAAGATATTTTTTGTTTAGTCGGATCGTCTGGTCTGTAATTTCTGTATATAGATAATACTTCTCCTGAGTTTTGATCAATTGTGATAATATAAGGTAACTTGATTCCAGTTGATTCTCCGTTTCTATCTTTATCTTCGAACCCTTCAATATCGCATTCTGCGTGAAACTCTATTAGATTAAAATCATACTCATCATCTGTTTTTTGCACACCCTCTATCTTATCCATTTTATCTTGAATTGGATTGTCTTCAGAAATGCCAGGATTTAAATCAATGTCACGATAAAAACCTGATACTTGTTTTTTACGTAAATCATTTTCAGACATTTTTAAAACATGAGCAATACGTTCCGCTGTCATCAAGTCAGTAGCGTTATATGGAACTACTAAATTTTCACTTGGAATAAATTTTGCAACAGCTCTGTTTAGAGAAGCGTCATAATAAACCTTTTTAAATGCGGAACCTGCTAATGGTAAATGAAATAACAACTGATCCATTTCGGGATCATATTCTTGCATCACGTTTGTAATTTGATAATTCATAAAATCTTTTACACGCTCTGCTTGTGCTTCTTTATCAATCGTTACCTCACCAACAATGTTTACATCAACTGGTCCTTTTGCTGGTAGCATTTCTCTATATGCGTGTGCTTGAAACTGTGTGACGGATTCTGCTAATAGTGGATGAGTGACACCACTCGCCCCTTGAAAGGGTTGTGAGCGTTCATCGTATTTAAATCCGAGTAAATCTAAACCTTTTGAAAAACCTTCTTCCCAATCTTTTCGTGAATCTTTGTCATCTTCAAACTCACCTAATAATTTATTTGAAATTCTTTGTAGTTCATCTTCTGATACAACTTCTGCTAAGTTAGCATAAAAATCTGTTGAAGGTGCTTCTAGAGGAGGATTAATTAACGCCCCTCCATCTTCTGTCATTTCTATATTAATACCCTCTGATACTCCAGGTGTTTCAACAACAACCTCATCTTGTATTTCTATCTCTGCATTTTCTGGTTGTATTTTTTTATCTATGGCCATAACTCCCTTTTATTGTAATTTAGTTAAACATTCTACTTAATTTATTCATGCCTCTTGTAATAAAATCTTTTGTGCTTTCTGCTGCTTCACCAAGTGTTGGATTACCATCCGTCGCTTTAGCTTTTTCCAGAGCAGAACCTTGCAACATATTTATGCCGTTAATAAGAAGATTAATATTATCTTCTGAAGTTCCTCCAAAGTTTACTTTTTTGTCACCTATCGAGTCTGCTTTTGCAAGCTCTAAGGCTAATCGTATTACTTGACTGTCATTTAAAGGACCACCTTGTTTTTTATACATATCCGTAAGTACCTTTTCTATCAACATTAAATTTTCAGTAGAAATTTCTTCTGGAGTTGTAGCATATCGGGGATCGGGCATATCAACTGGACCACCTGCTTTAAAAGCCTGAGGTTGAAATTCAACTCCAAATATTTGTGCCATTGCAGGATCACCAGCTATCTTTTGCAAAAACTCAGGATCCGCCATCATGTCCCTTGTAACACTATCAGCAAGGAAAGTCATTGGACCACCAGCCATGAATAATCTTCCTGTCTTAACTCCTTTTGCTATTTCTTTTAATATTTCCTTAGCCTTATCAGGAGCACTTTTAAAAAGTTTATCAACTTGTGCTAAGGCAAAATCTAAATTTAATTGTTGTGCTTTGTTCAGTGTCTTTCTACCAATTTCTTGTATCTTTGAATAAACTTGTGATTGTATTTTTGGTTTTTTTACACCTGTAGCTGATGCTTTTGTTTTAAATACATAATCAAAATTTTCATCAAGATATTTATTTTGAAAAGCCTTGCTAATTGCAGGTTCACCTTTTTTATTTAAGTATAAAACATTTTTATATTTTGGTTTGATTGTATATTTTTTTGATTTTGGATTATATGATGCTCCCTTTTTCATAATATCTTCCATGATATTTGTTTTATATCCAGATAAGTATCCAGTTTTTTGAATTGCGGCTAGCTGATCTTTATCTAATCCTTTCAGAGCCGTGTTCCGATATTTTTTCATCGCTTTATTAAAACCATCAAAATCGTCTAGGTAATCATTTATATTAGGAACTTTTTGAATCTTAGCAATTTGTGCTTTCGTGATTCCTGCTTTATCAAAAACTTCAATAACTTCTGGTCCCATCTTTCTCATAACTTCAGAACCTTTTAAAACATTTGATGTTTTTGTTGTTTCTCTTTCCACTACTACATCTAAAGGTTCGTCTAAAGATTGTATTACATCGGTCATTGTTTCCGTAGCCGAGGCTAATTTTGGTTTGTTCTTTAACTTTTCTACAAGTTGCCCTAATAACGCATCACCGCCACTATTCATGTGAACAATACCACCATCTTTTTTGACAATCTTTGGTTTAGGATAAAGAATCTTAATTATCTCATCATATTCTTTTTTTGTAATATCCCCTCTCTCCAATTGTGTATCAGCAATACTTTTGCCAATTTGAAGAAACATATCACTGATATTTATCGGTTGTCCTATTCGATCGTCACTTGCCATTAGTAATATTCCCTTTGTTGCGTGATCCGTGGTTCATCCTGATAGTCATCTGGTAAATTAATAAAGTTACCTTGACGAAAGCGCATTAATGCTTGTGTAGTAGAATCCACTAAATCATCATGCTCACCATAAGGGAAAGCGGCGCATTCTTCAATAACTTCTTCTGCCCATCTTTTATCTGGATAGTACACCTTTCCTGCTTCAAACAAGGGAGCAACAGAGTTTACTCGTACATGCTTATCGTTTCCTTTACTTGGTGTAAAATTCACGACAGGGACTCCTATCTGACGTAATTCGTGAGTTAGGGGGGTGCCACTTGCTTTTGCTTCAATAATGATAGTCTCTGGTTCCCAATACTTATACTCCTCTAACGCAATTTTTTTTAATTCAGGGAAGTCCCACCTCCCTTTTTTTACATCAAGCAAAATTAGGTGGGGACCCTTAAACGGAGGATAGAAAACTCCCCACGTAGTGATTGCAGAAAAATCAGCTGTTTCTTTTTTACTAAACGCGGTGTCATAACTTTGTATGATGTGTATCAAATCAGGTATATCTTCTTTGTCCCACATCTGCCACCATTCACGTTTAATGATAGATCCTTCCTCTGAAGTTGGATTTTGTTGCCATTGTGCTTGCCACTTTGATTCTGATAAAGATGCTTTTACACCCTCTAGTTCTTCTAACTTCCAATAGTTCGGCCAGACAGGTGTGTTGCTTGGCATGATTGCAGGAAATTCAATTACCTCCCACTTATCAGCTTTTGGTTCTGATTGTGCATTTAACAATTTGCCTGTTAAATCTTTCGTGGACCAACGTGTCATAACAATGACGATTGCACCACCTGGCTGTAGACGTTGACGAGGACCAGAGGTGTACCACTCGTAAGCGGAATCCATAGCCGTGTCACTTAATGCGTCTTGCTCGGAATGTGGATCATCGATAATGAGTAAGTCTGCACCACGCCCTGTGATGGCACCGCCGATACCTGCTGCATAATATTCTCCACCTTTATTTGTTTCCCATCTACCAGCAGCTTTGGAATCTGCTGCAATACGACAATCTTCAAACACTTGTCTAAAACTTTCTTGATCAACAAGATTCTTCATCTTACGACCAAACCTTACTGCTAGTTCACCTGTGTGTGTTGTTTGTATTACTTTTAATTTTGGATTTTTTCCTACCATCCACGCAGGAAACAAATAGGAGGCAAATTCTGATTTAGTGTGTCGGGGTGGCATATTAACGATCAATCGCTTAATCTTTCCATTGGCAATATCTTCAAACTTCTTTGCTATCTTGCGATGATGATCACCTTCAATAAATTCTGGCCAGACGTGTTTGACAAAGGGGATAAACCTTTTTTCTGCTAGATTTAACTTTCTTAATTGCTCTTCCAATAATTCTGTTTGGAGTTGGATCTCCGTTTTGTTTTCCATAGTGTTGTATGTATCAAACAGGGGGCGTAGTGTAAATTATTTTTACGGGGCCCGATTTAGGGGGGCGGGGGTAAATGTTAAGGGGATTTTGTTTTTTGGTTTGGTTGTAAGTACCTAGAGCCGCGATCGCGGCTCTAGGTTAATTATTTATTTATTTAATAATCTATCTATTTTATCTCTGATTAATCCAATAGGGTTATCAGTTGATTGAACTTCGCTATTATATTCTTTGTCCAGGGTTCTTAAAATAAATACTAATAGTTCTGTTTTATCTTTATTCTTTTTTAATAAGTTTGCTAATGCATTCATGTTTATCCTTTCTTTATTAATTATTATTTTTACCACGATTAAAAAATTGTGTCTCATTCTTATGTTAAAAGTTTAACATAAGATAAAAATAAATATGTGGATAATGCTACGTTAAAATTTTAACATAAAAAAACCCCGCTCAATGTAGCGGGGTTCTCGGTTCATGGTTCTTGATTAATTATTTATTTCTTTATGTATCCTAATTCTTGGGCAATTTTCTTTTTATATTCAGGATAGGGTAAGTGGCTATATTTTTTAGATGCCTTTAAAAATTTAATATAATTTGAACCAAGGTTAATGGTTCTTGTTTTAGTTTCAGTTTTCTTTTTCATTTTTATTTATCCTTTTCTTCTTCTTCTTTTAATTTCTGAATAAAACCAGAATACTCGTCTTCCATGTTTTCACCATAGACATCGTGCCATGCTGAAAGTATTTGGGCTAGTGTATATTTATACATCTTCTTTATCCTTTCTAAAATAATTCTAGTTGTTTTGGGTTTGGTTCGTGGTTCTCGGTACTTGGTTCAAGCTCCAGGAAATTAAAAGACTTTGTAAGATTATCAAACAAAGCCCGCTTAATAAGTTTTTTATCAACGTAATGTCTAAATTCAAAAAGGTTCTTTTTAATTTCTCTTTTTGTGGTGGTGTAGTTCACAAAGTGATTACTATACTTGGAACTTGAACCAACGCTGACATTGACGTTGCAAGTATCTTTTGCCCCCCAGCTTTTTGAACTGCCATAAATACACGCCTCAACATTATTCCAAATTGGATAAGCTCTACTCATTTTACCCCCTCTAAAAATTTTTGTAATTCTTCAAATCTATCCGAATTAAAACCAGCGTCATGCTTGGCCAGTTCTTTACAACCAAGCCCCAAGTTTTCATTGTTCCATTCTTCCAACAAATCTTTTAAACATTCAAAAAAATGTTTTGGACTATTAAAAGAACTATTTTTATTTAATTCGATTTTAATTTTCATTTTATTTTATCCTTTCTATTAATATGGGATTAATCCTATACATTTTAGACGATTAATCAAACATTTTAAG